TTGGAGGTTGGATGTTGTCAGTCTTGGATCGATGGGTGGCACTGTGCCGTGTTCAGGTATTTGATCGAGACTACATGGTGGATCTGGGTTCCTGGCATTTTTTCCTTGGCCGCGTTCCCCTTGCGTAGGGATTGCGGATAGTAGGGGCCGTCCTCTCCGCTTCTTCCGAGGCCGATGCACCAGACTGTGTTTCCCATGTAGAGGCGTATCCGGCTGTTGCCTGATTCGACCACCATGGATGCGTCGTTCAGTGCGAATGCGCTGGCTATCACGTCGGTCTTCCTCGCGAGCCATCGCGCGTCTCCGGTGGGCGCGACCCTTTTCACCGAGATCCCATGGCCGGACAGGAGGTCGGTGTACAGGCGTCGGGCGGGAAGTCTGCGGGTGCGGTTGTCGTCGGCGTAGTATTCCAGGCCGCATAGGTGGGCGAAGTTCGAGGCCTTCCATTGGATGTCCAGCGTCATCCCGTCGTCGCACGCGATTCTCGTGATCGTTCCGACGAGATTGGCGTATAGTCGGGCTGCCTTTCGGGCCTCGCCAAGCATCCGCCGTTTCACCTCGGTCACGTTCACGCCCGGAATCCTCCCAGAAAATTAAAAGAGGGGCACCGACCAAGCGCCCCTCCGAAACCGTGTGGCTGATCTTTTTACAGTCTTCTGCATGACTAGCGTCCCGTTTGCGCGGGAAGGGTCACGGCTCCGGTTGGTCTCAACCGTCTGGCCCAGCCGTTGGGCGAGACATCCAGCTCTCGCTGATGGCGCATCGACTCGCCATCGGATGCCTGCGGCAGCCAGCCACACGCTTCGAACCCGAAACCCTGCCCACCAGCAAAGCAGGTCCGGGTCTCAAGTTCGATTGCAACGATACCCCATGACGGCGGACATTCGTCTCGCCGTGAGCGTGATCCGGACGGTATTCGCACAAAACCACCGGGCCGCCGCGACGGCGGCGGACGACCACGCAAACACGCCGAATAACAAGAAAAAGCCCCTCCCCCAGCCATAGCTGAGAGAGGGGCGATGTTTAACCAAGTTTTCCGATGATCTGTTTTTCTTTGTCGTTGAGCGACCATACGGTCACATCCTCTGCCGCCTTCAGTTCTGCCGCCTTCAGTTCCGCCGCCTTCAGTTCCGCCGCCTTCAGTTCCGCCGCCTTGGCTTCGCTCAGGAGATAGCCGCCGCCGAAGATGGTCTTCCTCACCGCCCTCTGCGAGTCAAGCGCCCGCGTGAACGCCACATCCGAAGCCTTGACGCGAAAATCCACGCCGGCATTGCCGACCTTATTCAGTCGCGTGACGGTCAACAATTCCGGCGGATACGCATACTTCGGCAGATGTTTCCTGCTTTCGCGCCTGACTCGTTTCACCGCATCGTTGACAAGCTTCGTCAGATCCGGTGCGGTGCGAATCAGATCATCGCCGAAACTGGTGACGAACGACGTGTTCACATGCGCGCCGTTCGCGTATTCGATGTCACAATCCGTGACCAGCATATGCGCGCCGTTGCGCGACGTGCTGCTGAAAATCGTGAGGTTCGGAGCGAACAAGAAGAAAGGAATATGGTTGTCACGGTAGAACGTGCATATCTTCGACAGAATCGAGAACGGCGGATTATCCACCACCACCTTGCCGTCCGAATAGTCGAAACTCTCATAGTCGCCGCCCGGAAAGAAGGGACGCACCACCTTGCTGGGGTCGATGCCATACTCACGGCATGCCCAGTCCTTTATCGCCTCATATACTGCGGGGGGGGTATAGCAGTCGTCCGTGGTCTTCTTCGGCTTGAATTTCTCCACGAACGCACCGTAATCGTCAATCGTCTGCTGTCTGATGCCCATTTGAAAAGTCCTAAAAATAAAGCCCCTCCTCCAAAATGGAGAAGGGGCAGATTTAAAAACAGGGTGCAAGAATTTCCACAAACACCCGAACGCGTGAATTTTCTTCCACCCGAGGTTGATTTTCCGGCGCGAGGTTGAGTCTCACACCCGCAAATCACTCACGGTCAGGCGTTGCGCAGCGGATTGTAGGCCACGCCAAGACCGCTGGCGATGAAGCCGGCCACGGTCGAAATGTAGCCGCCGACCGCCGCATCGCCGAAGGTCATGAAGCCAAGGCCAACGCACGAAGCGATCAGACCCAACACGTAGACGACGGTGCGCACCTGCTTCGAGAATACGGGCGTGTACGCGCTATCGGGCTGCGTGTTGTCGGTGCCATCCTCGCGCTCGTCGGTGAGATTGGCGATGGTTGCCTCCAGAGTGTTCTTTTCTGCATGTTCGGCCATTAATGCCACCTTTCCTTTTCACTGCTTGATGAGATACCAGGTTGACTTGTCCGCGGGAGCCAGCGCGACGTAGCGCACTGCTCCGCTATACGCCGTGTAACGGCCCCAGATGTAGCCGTCCGCGACCGTGCCCCAATGATCCAGATTGACGGTCTGGCCGTTGGAATAGGTGGCGACCACATTGCCGGAAACACTCGGACGGTCGCGCACGTTGCCCATCCACGGCCACACGATACGTGCCCTGCAACACGTTTACGGCAGACGATGACGCGGCAGCCTGCGTCGGCTGGACGGTTGGCGTCGGCGCAGTAGTGCCGGTCATCCTGTCATACCATGCCTGCGCCTTGGCCATGTAGGCCGCGTTCTGAGCTCCGGCGAGGCTGGCCGGGCAGCTGGTGGATGTGAAGTCGGAGTGCGGGAAAACGTTGACGCGCCACTGCGGCCTGCCGAGGCCGTAATGCTTGCAGAGCGCGGCCACCAGATGCGCACCGTTGTCCAAGGTCGCCTCGCTCAACATCCACGGGTCGGCCGAGATGTCCGCATGCTCCACGCCGATGGACGTGAGGTTCGCATTCCAGTCGCCCGCATGCCATGCCGTGTCCGTATCCCAGACGAGCTGCGTGATTCTGCCGTCCGCATCCACCTGATAGTGGGCGGACGCCTCACGGGTCTGCCACGTGTCGTAGCAGCCCCTGCCGGTCAGGTTGCCGCCATTGTGATGCACGACGATCTTGTCGACCTTGCATCCCTGGCGTCCCTTGGTCATGTGGGTGGCGAGGATGAGATTCTCGTCAGCCTCCAGATTCTCCCATGATTTCATATTTTCCTCCTTTTTTGATGGTTTTACGCGAAGACGAGCGTCCACATCATGACGGCCATCTCCAGCAGTCGCAGGAGCGGCAGCATGAGCAGGACGACGCAGACGAGAGCGAACGCGGCCAAAAGCAGCGTCGTGACACAGGTGAGCCAGACCGGCACGTCGCGGCCATGCCACAGCAGCCACGCCACCGCAAGCAGTAGCCCGACGAACACGGCGGCAGCGGACGTCAAAGCGAGCATGCTGGCTGTCATTGCCGGTCCTCCAGGTATTTTTCGGCTGCGTTGACTATCCAGCATCGCGCGTCCAATTTCTCAAGCTTCGCCAACTCGTATCGGACGGCCTCTGAATGGTCGTGTGCTTGGTCGCCGTAGATCAGTGAGATCAACGTGTTTTTGATCGTGTCACGGCACAACTCGTCCAAACGTCCGTCGAATTTCTCGGTACGCTCGCCGAGCTGCCGTGTTTTTGCGAAATGCTGGGAAAGCGGACTGTCGTATGGCAGGCGTTCGGGTCTTACGTGCGAGTACAGGCCGGTCGCCAACGCTTCCAAAGCGCCCGGCCAGACTTTCAGCCCGAGCGTGATGAGCGCGCACGCGCCGCCCACGCCACCGAAACCGGCTAGAAAATTCTGAAACACATTGCATCTCCTTAAGATTTTGTCATTGCAAGGGCATCGTGTCACCGTCGAACCAGTCAAGGCCGTACTGCCGCAAGCGTTGCCAATCGTCCTTCGAATACAGGCCGATACGGTTGACCGTCACCGAAACGCCCTCGCCGCCGCTGCAGTACAGCGAGCAATTGCCGATACCGTAGACGCCAGCCAATGTCGTGTGACCGTTGTATATCGTCTGGCAGTTTTCCAGTTTGAAGGCGTCGCGTCTGCTCGTACTGAAATCAACAGCAACCACACAGTCATGTGTGACTCCGTGCAATATCGCAGCCCAGTCATGGGCGTGGCCGGTGTAGACGTATTTGCCGTCGCTGTTTTTCTCGACGCCAGCCAACCAAGTGGTGAGTGCCTGCAAGGCTTTCGGATCGGTATACAGGTTGGTGATGCCGCTCATGCCACCACCCCCAAGAGGGTCAGGCGAGCGGCATCGTATCCCCGTCGAAATATTTGATGCTGTCGAGCAAGGCCTTGTTCGCCTGGTATTCGCCCAGCTTGCACAGGACCATGCTCCGCACCTTGACGGTCGGACTGCCGGACACGACCTTGTATCTCATGCTTATCGGATTCGGGGTCATGGTCGTGAAGGTCCATCTGATGCGTTGACTCTTGCTGAAGTTGCCTGGACAGCCGTCTACCGTGATGGAGCCGCCCGACACGTCCAGCCAGACCGTGCACCAGTATGCGGTGCCAATCTGCTTTCCGATGGTCGAAATCGGCGTGTACTCGTCCGGCTTCAGCGTGACGCTGAGTCTTGGATTGCTTATCAGGTTCGTGACCATCATCGGACATCACCCGCCCGACGAATCGTCTTAATCCCTTGGCATCGTGTCCCCCGAGAAGAAGCCCGGAAGCCCCCCCCCCCC